CTATGTCGAGGGCGAGGGCTACGATACGATTGCCAACATTCAGTGCTTGGTTTCCTTCGACGACGGGACAACTACTGAACGCCATCAAGTCCGGCGCGTTCCTGCTGGCACCCTCAGTTCAGTCACCCTTGATGGAAACGTCGTGCAGGCGGCCCAAGGTGTTCTGACCGCCACTATGCCGATTGGCGTGAGAGCCAAGAACGCCTACGCCTACGCTCTGAATGACTTCCAATTGGTCAGCGCCGGGATTGTAGGAACCTTCGACGCTTCCGGCACTATGCCGACCGTCACCCGGATGCAGATCGGAAACGGCATCGGGACAGGGGCCTTCAATGGCTATATCCCCCGCGTCGCCTACTTCGGATCAAGGCTCACGCAAGCGCAACTTCAGGCCCTCACAGCATGATTGATTACCTTCTGGCCTTCCAGGACGAAGCGTCGGCTCATGAAGTTCTCGCGTCGTTCGGACTCTCTACCCCTGATGGATGGGACACATCCCGCGTGATGGCACCGATCCGCGTCACCATGCTCGATGGTACGACTCCCGCTGGCTTTTGGATCGGCGCCACCCTCAAGGATCGCGACCCTGCTCTCGACGCCATCGCCCAGGCAATTCTTGATCCGGCACGGCAGGAGGGTTTGAGCCCGTCCGCCTATGTGATCACAAGCGTGTGGCCGACCGCCAACATCGACGCTATCGCCGAGATATCGCCATTGTGGACCGGGCGCCCTTATCGGTTCCCAGGCCTGTGGGGTTGACGGCAAGGTAGCACCCCGGCGCTCTGCCGATGTGATCAACAGGACATCACGATGAAGTTCTACGCCTCCGAACGCTTGGGGCCGAAACAGCGCGTCACGCCCGAGGGCTTCCTCATCTGTGAGGCCGTGCCGATCGCCCGCACCGGGACCATGATCTACGGCGACGGGGAGACGCCTATCGAGGTTGGCCGCGATGGGCTGGCCCGGATCGACCGCAACGAGGACGAGGTGTTCCGCCGCGAAACCATGGCGAGTTTCGAGGGCAAGCCGGTCACCATGAATCATCCGTCCGAGTTCGTCGGACCGGCGAACTGGCGGGACCTCGCTGTGGGGATCACCCAGAACGTGCGCCGCGGCGACGGGATCGATGCGGAATTTCTGTTCGCCGATCTGCTCATCACGGACGCGATCGCGATCCGCGAGGTCCGCGACGGCCTGCGCGAAGTGAGCTGCGGCTATGAGGCCGATTACCAGCCGACAGAACCCGGCCGCGGGGTGCAGCGGAATATTGTCGGGAACCATGTCGCCCTCGTCGAGCGAGGCCGCTGCGGTCCCCGGTGCGCCATCGGGGATAAGGAGACGACCATGGCAAAGCGAACCGTGTGGGATCGCATTCGAACTGCCTTCAGGGCAAAGGATGAGGCCGCACTCGAGGAAGCCCTCGAGGAAGCCAAGAAGACCGAAGACGAGGATGACGACGAGGACAAAGAGGCCAAGAAGACCTCCGACGCGCTCGCCATAATCCTGAAGCGCATGGACGCCCAGGACGCCGCCATCGCGAGTCTGAAGGCCGCCAAGGCCAAGGACTCGGACGACGATGATGACGACAAGAAGAAGGAAACTGAGGACGACGGCGAAGACGACGATGAGGACGATAAAAAGTCCAGGACCGGCGACTCCGCTCCCGTCACCCGCGCAACCTTCATGGATGTTGCCGCGCGCGCCGAGATCCTCGCGCCCGGTTTCAAGGTCCCGACCTTCGATGCCAAGGCCGACCCGAAGAAGGCCAATGATGCCCTCTGCGGATGCAAGCGCAAGGCTCTTGACACCGCCTATGCCACCGATGACGGCCGCAAGGCCATCGAACCCTTCCTGGCCGGCCGCACGGCCGACTTTGGGAAGATGTCCTGCGCAGCGCTCGATAGCGTCTTCGTCGGCGCATCGGAGCTGATGCGGCAGGCCAACAATGCCCGAGGCGTTCGTCAGGGCATCACCACCAAGGACTTCGGCCGCGCCTCGTCCGTGTCCGACATCAACCGGCGAAATCGCGAGTTCTGGACCCCCCAGGCCCGCTAACCAGGAGCACCCGAGATGGGAAACGCTTTCCTCTACCGGATGCCTGCGGGCATCCCCGGCGATGTGACTCGCCCGTCCAACTCGACCATCGAGCCCCAGCAGATCGATAGCGGCACGCCCCCGACCAAGTACGGCGTGTTCGTCAAACTCGTCTCCGGCAAGGTCCAGCCGCTGGCAAGTGCCGATGCCGCTACAGTCGTCTATGGCCTGCTCGTGCGGCCGTTCCCGACGAATTCGGCGCAGGACGCCATCGGCGTCGCAACCCCTTTGGCGAGCGGCATCGGTGACGTGCTCGTGCGCGGGTACATGACCGTGATCCTGAAGCTGGGAACTGCTGCCAAAGGTGGCGCGGTCTACGTGGTGACCACCGCCGGTGGCACGGTCGCGGTGGGCGATATCGTCACGGCGGCATCGCCGGCAGGCGGCGGCACTGCGGTTGCAGTCGCTGACTGCATTTTCATGGGCGCTGCCGATGCCGATGGCAACGTCGAAATCCGTTACAACATCTAAGAGGGCACCGGGATGCACAATCTCTCGCTCGCGGCCTCTGTGGCCGCCCCTGCCATCATCCGCGCCCGAACCATGGACGCGATGATGACTTTCGACGCTCAGGTCATCGACAGCGCAGGCGCGTTCCTGATCGGTGAACTGGAGCGCCTTGACCAGGATCTCCATGCCCCACTCGCCAGCGTTACCTGGTCTCGGGACATCGATCTGCGCGAGGATGTCTCCATCGCCGATGAGGTATCGAGCTTCACCAACTCGACCTTCGCGGCTGTCGGCGGCACCAACCCAACCGGCAAGGCCTGGATCGGCAAGGATGCCTCGGCCATCGCATCGATTGCGCTGGACATCGGCAAGACCGCCAATCCCCTGCCGCTCTGGGGTATGCAGCTCGGCTGGACGATTCCGGAACTGGAAAGCGCCCAGCGCATCGGCCGCCCTATCGATACCCAGAAATACGAGGGCATGCAGCTCAAGTATCAGATGGATATCGACGAGCAGGTCTACATCGGTGATTCCAGCCTCGGCTACACGGGCATGCTGAACTCGGCCAAGGTGACGCCGCAGAACGTGCCGAATGGTGTGTCCACCTCGCCCCTGTGGTCGAGCAAGACTGCGGACGAGATCCTGGCGGACATCAACCTGATCCTGAACGACGCCTGGGCAGCCTCCGGCTTTGCTGTGGTGCCGAGCAAGCTTCTGCTCCCGCCGGTCAAGTTCTCCTATCTGGTCAGCCAGAAGGTGAGCAGCGCTGGCAACATCTCCATCCTGGAGTATGTCAAGCTGAACTCGATCTGCAATTCGGTGAACGGTCGCCCGCTGGATATCCAGCCGGTGAAGTGGCTGACGCAGCGCGGCGCCGGCAACACGGACCGGATGATGGCCTATACCAAAGAGCGCAGCCGTATCCGCTTCCCGCTCGTTCCGCTCCAGCGCACGCCGATGGAATATCGGGATCTTCGGCAGCTCACGACCTATTTCGGGCGGCTCGGCATCGTCGAGTTGGTCTATCCCGAAACCGTCGCTTACCGGGATGGGTTCTGATCATGGCAAAGATCTACGTTCCCTCCCCCTTCGCGCTTACGCTCGATGACCACACCACTCGGCAGTTCGCTGCCGGGTTCCATGACGTGGACGACGCCATCGCCAATCACTGGTGGGTGAAGGTCCACACGGCCGATCCGGACGCTTCGGAGCCGGTGGAAGACCCGGCAGGCGGCGAGCCGACTAAGGACGATCTCCTCGCAAAAGCCAAGGAACTCGGCCTGGCGGTCGATGGGCGGTGGTCCGTGGAGCGGCTCGCTACGGCGATCGCTGAGGCTGAGGTCCAGTAACCCATGGATGCCGCAACGTTCCGGGCCGACTTACCGGAGTTTGCCAGCACGGTGACCTATCCCGACGCCCAGGTGAATTTCTATCTGGGCTTGGGGCAGAAGCTGTTGCCGGCCGACCGCTGGGACGATCTCCTCGACTACGGCCTTGAACTGTTCGTAGCTCATAATCTCGTGCTGTCCGCGCAAAACGTGCGGGCGGCCACCTCTGGGGGCATGCCGGGCGTAAGCATTGGCGTCACCTCCGGGAAGACCGTCGACAAGGTGAGCGTCACCTATGACACCCAAGCGGCTATGCTGCCAGATGCCGGGCATTGGGCGCTCACGACCTACGGAATCCGCTTCCTCCAGCTTGCCCGCATGGTGGGCGCCGGTGGCATTCAGCTATGAAATCCCTCACGGTCACCCGTGACCGGCTGAACGATGTCCTCAAGGCCGTCGGCGGCCTGACCAAGAAAGAAGTGCTCATCGGCATCCCCGACAGCGCGCCCGAGCGCGAAGACGGCCCGATGAGCAATGCCCAGATCGGGTATGTGCAGGAATTCGGTTCCCCCGCCCAGAATATCCCGGAGCGGCCCTTCCTTGTCACGGGCATCCGCAGCGCACAGGGCGATATCGCCAAGCGGATGGAGAGTGGCATCAGCAAGGTGCTGAAAGGCGACGAGGGCGCAGGAGAGCAGGCGCTGAATACCGCCGGCCTCATCGCGCAGAATGCCGTCCAGACAAAGATTGAGTCAGGTCCGTTCAGCCCGCTTTCCGAGGTGACGCTGCAACGGCGGCGGGCACGCGGTCGCACCGGGACGAAACCCCTCATCGACACCGGGCAGCTTCGTAACTCCATCACCTATGTGATCCGCCCGAAG